GGTTTGAGGGGGGGGAGATTGAGCGGCAGGTTCGCGCTGATCTGGCGGCGTTGATCACGGAGCATCCGATGGGCGAGTCGTTGGCTGCGGTGGCGGTGAACTTGGCTCGGTCTCTTGATGCCGGCGCGGGGTTGGCGGTTGCTGCGGTGAGTCGTGAGATTCGGGCGACGTTGGAGGCTTTGGCTGGGATGGGGGTTGCGGGTGAGTCTGACCTTGACGCTGAGCTGTCCGCCCCGGTTCGGGACGAAACGGAGTCCTGAGCGCGCGACGCTTGGCCCAGCTGTCGGCATGGTGGCCGCGTTGTTGGGTAAGCCGCTGATGGAGTGGCAGCAGCATGTTGCCGATGTGGTGATGGAGATTGACCCGGCGACGGGCCGACTTGCTTACGATGAGTGGATCTTGACGGTTCCGCGGCAGTCGGGTAAGTCGATCTTCATTTTGGCGAAGGCTTCGCATCGTGGGATGGCGGGTAAGTTTTTTGGTGGGCCGCAGGAGATTGCGTATGCGGCTCAGACGTACAAGAAGTCTACGGAGAAGTTCGAGAAGGATTATTCGGCTGCGGTTCGGGTTGCAAAGCGGTCGAGTGCGGCGTTGGCTGGGATGCCGTTGCCGAGGACCGGTAATCAGAAGGTCGATATTCGTTATCCGAATGGGTCTTCGTTTTTTGTGGAGTCGGCTACGGAGAAGTCCGGGCATGGGTCGGTGCTCGATGAGGCGTACGTCGATGAGGCGTTTGCTCAGCAGGACAATCGGCTTGAGGATGCTTTCAAGCCCGCGATGATCACCCGCCGCAACAAGCAACTGGGTGTGGTGTCTACGGCGGGATGGTCGGACGCTTCGCCGTATCTGTTGCGCAAGGTGGAGATGGGCCGTGCTTTGGTTGCGGCTGACGTGCGTTTGGGTACGGCGTTTTTCGAGTGGTCTGCGCCGGACGATGCTGATCCTGGCGACGAGTTGGCGTGGCTGGCGTGCATGCCTGCGGTGCATCGTCCTGAGTGTGTGCCTGATTGCGATCGGCACACGATCGACATTGCGGCGATCCGTTCCGAGTATCAGAGCGCGGTCCGCGAGAACAAGGTGGCGAACTTCTGTCGCGCGTACATGAACCAGTGGAAGCCGAAGCCTCGCGAGGGCGAGGAGACGGCGTTAGGTAACTGGTTGGCGTGTTCGGCGGATGTGTTGGCTGATGAGGTGCCTGCGCCGTTGTGTCTGGGTGCTGCTGTTGCGTTGGGTCGCGACTTTGCTTCGATCGGTGCAGCGACCCTGATCGAGGACGGTGTGCCGTTTTTGGCGCCGGTGGTTCGGCGTGAGGGTGTCGACTGGTTGCCGGTTGAGGCTGCTCGGTTGAGTCGTGAGCGGGGTATTCCGGTGGTGGTTGATATCCGGGGTACGGGTGGCGCGGCGTTGGCTGATGCGATTGAGGCTGAGGGTGGCGTGGTGTTGCGGATGAAACTCGAGGATTACGTGACGGCGTGTGCTGACGTGTACGACAAGGTTTCGGCGCGGCTGTTGCGGCAGTCGGGTGATCCTGATCTGAATACGCAGGTGACGGCAACGCGGTGGCGCAATGTGGGGGATGGGCGTCGGGTGTTTGGTCGGCGTGCGTCAGAGTCGGATATCGACTTGGTGGAATCTGTGACCCTCGCCCTATGGGGCGCATCCGATAACTACGACGTTCTGGATTCGTTCTACTGACCGGGAGGTCTTGGCGTGTTGACTACGTTTCTTGACCTGTTGGGCGCGGCGTTGGTGACGGCTGGTGTGGCGTTTGTGTTTTGGCCCGCTGGTCTGGTTGTGGGCGGCTGTCTGTTGTTGGCGGCGTCTAGGAAGTTGACGGCGTGAGCATCTTTTTTCGTCGCGCTCGTGAGCGTCGCGACATCAATATGTCAGATTGGATTCGCGGCATTGATGCCGGGGGGACCACGAAGTCCGGTGTAGCCGTGACGTCAGACAAGGCGCTCCGTGTGGCGGCCATGTGGGCGTCGGTCAATCTGCTGGCCTCCACGGTGGCGAACCTTCCCGTAGATGTTTTCCGTGGGTCTGGGACGAACAAGCAGGTGCTCACTGTGCAGCCTGCGCTGGTGGCGCGGCCGTCGTTGATTGTGACGCGGCGCGAGTGGGTTTATCAGGCGATGGTGTCGCTGTTGTTGCGCGGCAATGCTTACGGGTTGATCTTGGGGCGCGACTCGTCGTTACGTCCAAGTAATGTCGAATGGTTGAACCCTGATGACGTGACGGTGAGCCAGAAGTCTTCGCTGTCTCCGCCGACCTACAAGGTCGGACAGGAGGACGTCCTTTCTGCGGACATGGTTCATCTGCGGGCGTTTGTGCGCCCGGGGTCGGCCGTTGGAATGTCTCCGGTTGAATACCATGCGGAAATGCTGGGGATGTCGATCGCGGCCCGCGATTACGGCGCGGGATGGTTTGCGGGCGGCGGGCATCCCACCGCAGTGTTCCAGAACAAGACGCAACCCAAGATCAGCCCCGATCAGGCGGAAACAATCAAGGACCGCTTCCTTGCCACGTTGCGGGGCAAGCGTGAACCGTTGGTGATCGGTTCGGATTGGAACTATACGCCGATCCAGGCGGCAGCCGCGGAGTCGCAGTTCCTGGAGGCGATGGGCTATGACGATGCGCAGATAGCGCGCCTGTATGGGCCGGGCTTGGCCGAGGTGCTGGGCTATGGCACACAGGGTTCGAGCCTGAGTTATTCCAACCGTGTCGATCGGTCGCTCGACTTGAGCGTCTATACGGTCATGCCGTGGGTAACGAAGTTCGAGGACTTCTGGACCGACTCGATTGCAGTGCCCCAAACGGCGCGGATGAACTTGAATTCGCTCATGCGTTCGGACAATAAGACGCGGCATGAGACGTATCTGATCGACCGGCAGATCGGGCTCTACAACATCGACGAGATCCGAGCACTAGAGGATCTGCCGCCTTTGCCTGACGGGCAGGGGCAGGACTACACCCCGATCAAGGGGACCACGCCGAACACCGACCAAGGAGGTCCACAGTGACGGCAATGGAGAGGCGTTGCGCCCCGACTGAGTTTGCGGTTCGCGCACGCAAGGGTGACGCCGCGGGGGTGGTCGTGGAGGGTCACGCTGCAGTGTTCTCGCGACTGTCGCAAAACCTGGGCGGGTTCGTGGAGCAGTTGGCGCCGACCGCGTTCGATCGGACCCTGGGCGATAACCCGGACGTTCGGGCGCTGATCAATCATGATTCGTCGGCGCTGCTGGGTCGCACCCGGTCGGGCACGTTGCGTCTCGCTAAGGATTCCTTGGGCCTGTCGTACGAGATCGACATGCCGGACCGTCAGGACGCCCGCGACCTGCTGGTGTCGATGGAGCGCGGCGACATCTCGCATTCGTCTTTCGCGTTCTACACGATGCCGAACGGCGACGAATGGGCCGAGACTGAGCAGGGGATGCCGTTGCGGACGTTGACTGCGGTGTCGATCCACAACGGCGACGTGTCCCCGGTGACATACCCGGCCTATGAGGACACCGATTCCGGGGTCGCAGGACGTGCGTACAGTTCGTTTGCTGAGGCACGCGGCCTCGACGTCGCGCGCGTGGCGGAGGCCGCAAAGGCTGGCACTCTCCGCAATCTGATCTCCGGCGCTGCTACCGAGGCGGACTTGGGCGCAACCCGCTCCGCTCTCGCGATCGCACGCGCACGGCTGGCGCTCGCTGAGCGCCGTTAGGGACTTGGGCTAACCCCGCTCCCAACCCTCACGCTCCGACACTCGTCGGGGCGTTTCGTATTCCCGAAAGGAAAGCATCATGAGCGACATGCTCAAGCGACTCATCGAAGAGCGGGCGAAGGTTTGGGAGCAGACCAAGGCCCACCTCGACACCGTGGAGAAGGAAGGCCGGGAGTTCACCGGCGAGGCCGACGAGACCTACACCAAGTTGAACCAGCGGCTCTCTGATCTTGACGTGCGCGTCAAGGAGGAGGCCGACCTGGCCGAGCGGAACAAGCAGGCCGACGAGATCCGCACGAAGTACGCGGGCCAGACCGACCCTGCCCCGAAGGCCGCCGAGGTTCCCACCGATGAGGATCGTCTCCGGGCGATGATCAAGGGTGAGACCCGCGGCGCGCTCGAGTTCCGCGACTTGACCAAGTTGACCGCCGGTGCCGGTGGCAACACGGTGGCAACGAACTTCTACGCGACCCTGCAAGAGCACATGATCATGAACTCGACCATCCGCCAATCCAATGTCACGGTGTTGACCACGGATGGTGGGCAGGCGTTGCAGGTTCCGAAGACGACCACGCACCCCACCGCGACGATCATTGCGGAGGCCGGTTCGATCACCGAGTCCGATGCGGTGTTCGGTCAGGTCACCTTGGACGCGTTCAAGTACGCGTTCACTACACAGATCTCGTCCGAGTTGGAGAACGACACCGGCGTCAACTTGGTTGAGTACCTGGCGCGGATCGGTGGGGAGGCGCTCGGCAACGGGTCCGGGACTCACCTCGTGACCGGTTCCGGTGCATCGCAGCCCAACGGTGTCGTGACCGCCTCCACGCTCGGCAAGACCGGTGGCGCGGGTGTCGTGGGTGCGTTCACTGCGGACGACCTGATCGACCTGTTCTACTCGGTGACCGGGCCCTACCGCGCGCGCGGCTCGTGGCTCATCTCCGATCAGGGGATGAAGGTGGCGCGGAAGTTGAAGGACACCACGAACCAGTATCTCTGGGTGCCGGGTCTCGTGGAGGGTGAGGGTTCGACCTTGCTGGGCCGTCCGGTCCTCAATGATCCGAACATCGCTTCGCCTGCGCTGTCGGCCAAGTCGGTCATCTTCGGTGACATGTCGAAGTACTTCATCCGCGACGTCAAGGGCGTCCGGGTGGAGCGTTCGGCTGACTTCGCTTTCCAGAACGACTTGATCACGTGGCGCTTCATTCTCCGAACTGACGGGGACCTGATCGACACCACGGGCGCGGTCAAGCACTTCATCGGCAACGCAGCCTAATCGGTTGCAGCCGGGGACACCCCCCCCGGCTGCTTCCGTTTATGTTGCGCAACCCAAACCAAAGAGGAGTTTGACGTGAAGATCGTGATGAAGATGGTCATCGGGGGAACTCGAGACGGCGACACATGGCCTGCCGTTGGTGAGACGATGGTTGTCCCTGACGAAGAGGGCGCGTCACTGTGTGCGTTGGGGTACGCGGATCCTGTTGGTTCGGCCCCTGCTGCCGAGAAGACTGCCGCCAAGAGGGCCGAGAAGCGCTGACCGATGGCCGTCCTTGACCTGGCGACGTTCAAGCGGCACCTGAACATTCAGCCCACCGACCGCGACTCCGACGATCTGCCCGCGACGATTGCGGCGGCTGAGGCTGCGGTGTCGCTTGCGTGTGGGCCGCTGGAGCCGACCGCGACTACGCGGCGGGTACGTGGCGGCCAGAAGTTTTTGAGTGTGCCCGTGTTCCCGGTGATCAGCGTGACAACGGTGACGGGCAAGTCCGGTGCCGTCACAGCGGGGTCTGGGTTCACGGTGTGGTCCGAGTCGGGCCTACTCGAGTCGTTGTCGTCGTGGTCGGAGGATTGGTACGACGTCGCCTATGTGGCGGGTCGCGCGACGTGCCCGCCGTTGCTGCTGGAGGCGGCCAAGGAGTACGGGCGCTATGTGTGGCTGTCGCGTCGGGGTGGGCAGGGCGCCGATTCGGTGTCGGCGTTGCGGCGCGCTGAGAGCCTGATGGAGAAGTACCTCCTGCCTGGGTTTGCGTGATGGCTGAGACGATCGTTCCGGAGCTGTTGGCGGCGATGGTCGAGGGCTATCGGGGTCTGTTCGATGGCGGAATATTGGTCTCTGACGGGTACACCTACAGCGACCATTTCCCGAAGTCGGGCTGGGTTGAGGTGGGATGGACACCTGACGACAATCCCGCGATGACGTCGACGGGCGAGTGGGCGGATGCGAATTGGACCACGATGGAGCGCCGCGGCGATATCACCGTGAGCGTGTATGCGTGGGATGGCGACTTCCTGAATGGTGCACGGGCTGCCCGGGAGCGTGTGTACGACATTGCGAAGGCGATCTACGCGTTCCATCGGACGGACCCGACGCTGGGGTTGCATGCGCTGGGTTTGAAGTGGACCCGGCCCGGTGATGACGAGACGCTTGAGCAGGTCCCTACCGAGGACGGCCCGTCGTGTCGCCTCACTTTCACGATCAACTTCTACGCATATCTGACCCCCTAGGAGGGCGCTGTCATGGCGAAGATCAAGAACGTGTCCGGGGAGGCTCGGACTGTCCCGCTGTTGGGTGGGCGGCTGGTCCTGGATGGGGCTGTTGTGGAGGTCCCGGACGAGGATGCGGATTCTTTCACGTGTCAGGAAACCAATTGGGCGCCCGTCAAGGGCAAGTCCGTGAATGTGGAGGCTGAGTAATGGCTATCGGTTCTGGTCTGGGCGCATCGCTCGGCGGCAAGTCGGAGGCGACCTACGGCACCGCTATCACTGTGGATGCGTGGGTACCCGGCACTGGGTTCAAGATTACCCCGGACATTGAGAAGACGCCCATCAGTGGGATCGCTGCTGGGCGGCTCGGGCCGGGAATTGACGAGGTCATCACTGGCCGATCCGGGTCGGGCATGTGGGCAGGGCAGTGGCCTAACGTAAAGATGGGTCGATACCTGCAGAATCTGATGGGATCGACTCCGACCCCGGCACAGCAGGCAGCCACTGCCGCATACCTGCACGCATTCACCTTGGCTGACAACTTCGGTAAGTCGCTGACCTGTCAGGAGGGTTTGCCGTTGACGTCCGGCACTGTCGTGCCATACACGGGCTCGGGCGGCAAGGTGAAGTCTCTTGAGTTGTCTTCTGACGTGAATGGCGTCCTCACGGGGTCGATGGACTTCTGGTTTCAAAACGTGGTTGATTCTGTCGCGGTGGCCAACCCGTCATATACGACGTACACGGTACTGAACTCGCTGGCCGTGAAGTTGGGGACGTTCAACGCCGAGGTTGCGGTGACGGGCGTCAGGTCGGCGTCTGTGAAACTTGAGCGGGAGATGGACACCACGCGGCCCGGCACTCCGGGCGCCTACCCTGAGCCGATCATGGTCGGGCAAGGGTTTATGGTGACCGGCACTATAGCGCCCGACTTTGTGGCCAAAGCAGATTTTGCGGACAGGTTCCTAGCGGGCTCCTCCACGTCGCTTGTGTTGGAGTGGACTGGTCCGCTGATCGCGTCTACATTCTTTAACACGGTCCGCGTTCGTTGCCCGAAGGTGTTCTTCCGTGAAGCGGTGCCCGGCGTTGACGGTCCCGATGTCGTCAAGGGCTCGGTGGCGTTTGAGTCTTTCCTGGACACCACGAACGGGCTAGTGCTACTCGACGTCATCAGCACCGACACGACGCTTCTATAGCCGATGGCGCTCACCCCGGATCAGGCCGCGCGGGAGTTGCAGCAACTTGGCAGGCAACTCAAGGGTGCGGACAAGCAGATCACTCTTGATCTGCGGAAGGCGTTGCGGGCTGAGGTCAAACCGACGATCGCGGATATCCGGTCGCATGCGCGTGCGATCCTTCCGAACCGTGGGGGGCTCGCTGAGTTGGTGGCGTCCGCGAAGTATGGGGCGCGTACGTCGTTTGTGGGCAAGGGTGCCGGGGTGCAGATCAATGGCACGGGCACGCGCGGGAAAGTGCGCGGGCTGGCGGGGATCAATGGCGGCACGGTGCGGCATCCGGCCTATGCGCACGGGCCGCGGAAGGCGTGGAAGTGGGTTGGGCAGTCGGTGGCGCCGGACTACTTCGATGGGCCGATCGAGGACGACCTCCCGAAGATCCGGGCAGGCATAGAGAAGGCCATGGATGACACGGCCAAAAAACTAGTTGAAGGTGTGGGGACCTAATGCCGAAGTTGACCTATACGCCCGAGGGGCGCGAAGACGACCCTTACGTGTTCGAGTTCGAGTGGGGTGACCTGATGTCTCCCGAGTGTGTTGCGATCGAGAAACTGACGGGCTTGGATTACTACGAGGACGTCCCCCCGAAGTTTTACGGCGGGAACGTGGAGACGATCCACGCGATCCTGTACGTGTTGATGAAGCGGTCTATCCCGACGATGAAACCGGAGTCGCTCCAGTTTCGTGGCCGGGAGATTGAGCGGGCTTTCTCTGTGGCTGAGGCGCGTGCTGCGGTGGATGCGATCCATGAGGAGTCAGGTACGGACCCGGATGGGTGGTCGCGTGAGGAGGCGTTGGTGATGCGGACCATGGAGGAGACCCTCAAGGATGAACTGCCGCCGCAGCCCGAGCGGGGCGACGACCCAAAAGATTGACGCACACTGAGCAGCGTCTTCGCTATGAGCGGGCGTTCATTGTGCGCCTAAGAATGTTCCCCCGCGACGTCGACTCTTTGACGGTTGCGGAGTTTGAACGATGCCGATCGTATGTTGACGAGATGAGCGAGGGGGGCTGATGTCTACCACCGCCGTCGTTTTCGACATCGTCGCGAAGAATCGCGCCTCTGCGGCGTTCAACGACGTGGGCGACTCTTCCTCGCGTGCGTCGCGTGGACTGTCGAGCATGTCGAAGCACCTCAAGACGGTTGCCAAGATGGGGGCCGTTGCGGCAGGTGTCGCGGTCGTGTATGCGGCGAGGTGGGGCGTTGGCGCGGTCAAGGCGACGGCGGCGGACGAGCAGGCGCAGGCGAAACTTGCGGGGGCGTTAAAGCGCAACGCGGACGCCACGCGGGATCAAGTTGGTGTCGTTGAGAGTTGGATCTCTGCACAAGGCCGCGCAACGGGCGTCACTGATGACGACTTGCGCCCAGCGTTGGCGCGGCTGGTCACTGCAACCAAGGATGTCACGAAGGCCCAAGAGTTGGCGCGCCTTTCGATGGAGGCCTCGGCAGGGACCGGCAAGTCGTTGGAGTCGGTGTCCACCGCCGTCATGAAGGCGTACAACGGGCAGATGGCTGGCTTGTCCAAGTTGGGCATCAACATTAAGACGGCGGCAGGCGAAACCAAGACGTTTGCGCA